ATTCTGTATTTGACTTAATAGAGAATAAACTTCATTTGTTGTGTATGACATTTTTATATATTGATATTTTTTTATCCCACCCCCTTATTTATAAGTAGAATATCCGGTTTCGAATGCCTCATTCGCTTTAAGACCTTTGCTATATTCTTCAGAAGAATATGGAGAATCGGTTCCAGAAGGTGCGTCAGTTGCGCTTATCGAAGGAGTAGTTATTGTAGGATTATTTAAAGCAGGAGAGAACACACATTTTCCAGCAGAAGCATTCCATTTTGTACCAGGAGTATCTCCTGAAGGAGGTGTACAACATTGAGAACCAATACAACCGGCGAAAGAACCGAACCCAAATCCGCCAGGAGAAGAAGTCGAAGACGGAGGAGCGAAATGAGGCGCGTTCAACCGCAATTCGTCGAAGTTGTAATTGTCTCTAGACTTAATACCGAGATACATTCTATATATGACAATCAATCCAATAGATAATACTGCTATCATTGTAACAGTAAAAACCGATTCTGGTATAAACCCTCCAAATTGTAATTGAATAACCCGTAAGATATAAATAACTCCTAAAATAATAGCACTAGTTATTACAATATTCAAATAAGCAGAATAGACCTTACGGCTATTATCATTAAAATATATAATCCTCTTTTGGTTCTCGACTGCTTTGTCTATCGCTTCTTGTTTATCTTGTAATCTCTTTTGTTCTGTGTCTACAATGTCCAACATATCATCTTGTTTCGCCAATGCGTTTGTCTGAACGCCTTGTAAGTCAGTTAAATTACTATAAATAGGCTGTAATTGATGATTTAATTTATCTAATGCTGTCTCTGCCATGTTTATTATATATAAATATAAATATAATAATTCAATGTTTGCTAATAATAATCGCTGCTATTAAAAATGTAGCACACGCAATAGCCGTCGATATATAAATCGAATTTTGATATATTTTCATTTCATTAATGTCGTTCTGAAGAGCCGTCCGAATATCTTTTGATTCTTCAGGACGAAGAATAACATTGGGGTCATCTTTACCCCAATAATGATATTTTTCGTTGTTTTTCAATAAAAACTCGCGTTTGTCTAATACACCTACAACATTATTCGATAAATCCTCGTATTTGGTTATCAATTGACTACCTAGCACTGCGTTTTCTTGTTGTAGTTCTTGAATGGTCGCTATATTTTGTCCTACAGAATTAATATCGGGTTTCGCATTGAAGGTTTGAGAAGGAACGGAGGGGACGGAGAACCCCTCTTTCACATTATCAACAGCATATTGGAGATCAGCCCTATATACATACCGTTTCGTCATCTCTTTTTGAATTACTTCTGGTTGGCCTTCATAATCTTTCCAATCGATTCTCTTATATTCAGGCGTATGAAAACCAGAAAATTCCATATATATAAGTATCACATTTTCTTGAATATATAAAACAACGCAGTTGTCGCTAAAACCGTCCACAAAACACTTACATAGATGGTCGAGTCCAAAAATTTGCGCGAGTCGTCATAAACAGAATTCCCCCCATATACAGACTCTAGTTTCTTTTCAAGACCCTGCCTCGTATTGTTATTTTGCTGAAATGTTTTCATTATCTCATGATAATGGTCTAAATATTTGTTCGTGACAGCCAGATTATTCATAGCTTTCAAAATGTCCGAAAAATCCGTTAGCATCTGTAAAACATCGGCGTATCTCTGACAAAGCGGTTTTTTATCATTGACTGTCATTTTGGACTTAATATATTCATCGGTATATCCAACATTATTGAAGGGACTTTCGTCTATTTCGGATACATATTTTCCGGTATTTGCTATTATCTTCTTCTTGACATCAGCGATTTGGTCTTGCGAAAAATTTTTGAATGTACTTGCGCATAGTCCAGGAATTGGATTGTTCGTGTTGGTATTCAATGATAATCCGGCAGTATCGCATTGTTTTACTTGTTTTATAGTCGAAAGTAGTTTCGAAGTTTCCGCTGATATATAATACTCGATATCGACCAAAGACATCGGCTCGGTTTTTTTATATGCGGCGTCTTTGGGGGCTTCTTCTGATTTTTCCATTATTCGCGATACCGGATATGAATCCCCACAACCGGGCCATAAAGGCGATTCGTATATTATATATATAGGCTGAATCATTGGGTTATCGTCTTGTTTTCTAGGCATTATATATTGATTATATAATACATATTTATTTTTTGCCCATGATGTAAATGTATCCGGAAACACAGAAGATACCAGCAACAATATTAAAGACATTCAAATATTCGGTTTTATATTGGACGGTTGCGTCCATCATCGATTGAGACATCGTTACATCTTTGTTTTGAGTCGTATTGACGTGTTTTTGTAGTTGGATGTTCTCATATACTTCTTTGTAATACTTGAAAACCATTTGACGTATTTGTTTGTCTGTTTGCTCTAATGTATCAACGTCTTTGTATCCCAATGTAATATTCCCTCCGGCAGACCCGAATTGGGGTTCTTTAAAATTCGCTGTCAAATTCATTTTGATACCCTGGATGGTCTGAATTAATCCTAAACCTGCAGGAGATGTTTCTGTTCCTACTGCTGTCGTTCCTGTTCCATTATCATTAACCGTATATGTATCACAGTGAGAATGCGGTGAATCGTCAAAAACCGGCACACCAGTACATACACATTTACAATATGTGCTTCCCGTCTGTTTATTTGTTATAATCTGTGTTTGACAACCGCCTGAATAATGCCAGTGATTCATTGTACATGTTTCGCGGTATTTACAACGAGGATTTTCTGTAGTCACGGTTATATACGATGTTCCTCCATCCGTATCCGTGAACGGAATATCTTGTGATAGATTTGTTTGGAGGTCAAAATTGGGTTGCCAACTATTCGTTGCGTCTTGTGTCCAGTTTATGACAGAACCCGAACTTACGTCTAAAGTAACATTTTGTGTTCTTGGGTCATTCGATACTATTTTAAGATTACCATTTATATTAGCGGATTCTGATAACTGTGTGCTTAATGGCGGCGGATTTGTTAAATCGAAAGTGATTTGATTAAATCTATCGTTAAATACCATATTGCCTTTTAAAAAAGAGTTCTCGAAATCATTGTCGGGATTCAAAATAATACCACTAATTTGTGGGTCAAAAATATCTGTTATAGAAACGATTGGTTCTCCGCCGGTTGACTTTACTTGATTTGCCCACTTTATTACGGCTTGGTTTGAAAATGGAAATGTTCGCATCAAATCAGCATTTTGGCTTTGGTCAAAGGTATTGTAAAAAAAATCGCCTTGACGGTATTTTATATCGAATGTTGGCGATGGCATGCTTTATTTATATACTGATTAGAATATTGTAGGGAGCAATGCTTCGCTAAGCCCCCTACTTTTACGGAGATTAGACCCTTACCGAAGGTCGAGGGGGAACGTAAAGGGACGAAGCCCCCTACTTATACGGAGATTAGACCCTTACCGAAGGTCGAGGGGGTTCGTAAGGGGGCGAAGCCCCCTACAAGCAGATACGATAATAGTCATACGTCATCGCAGTATTACTCTTACGTTCAATCTGTATGACTTGTCCAGGTCTCAAACAAAGAGCCAGTGCCTGAGAATCGAATCGAGAAATCTCCGGCAATTGTTGAAGCGACTGAATATGATATTTTGTTTTAAGACCTTCCGCCTCTTCTTTTGAAAGAATTGTTGCTTTTGGCACCAATTCGTGCTTCAAGACATTGAATTGTAGGCGTTTGATATAATGTATGACAACGAAAATCCCAGAGTGGTCATAAAGGTATTTCAGTTTATTGACGATCGTGTCATTCGGTTGTTCATTGGTCACAACAACAAGTGTGTCCTTTTTCTCTAAAACATTCTCGATATCAAAGAGGTCTTCAATCAATTGGTCTAAATTGTCTTTTCTTAACTGTTTAATGTTAAGGAGATATTTCACATAGATTTTGTGGCCATCGGTTTGTCTTGAAACAAGCATATCGAGCTGGTCATTTGCATACATGGCGTCGATTTCATTTATACTGAAGAGGTCATAATCAGCGGTATTGTATCCTTGTTCTCCTAACTGTTCTATAAGGGTAACACGGGATTTATATACGGTAAGAATTCGGTTACTTGAAAGAGCCATTATAGTATAATACCTGATATTGTTTTTATATTTTCATCAATTTTATCTGTTTTACATTATACCTTTTTGACCAAAAAATTCGTCATAGTATCAAATATCGAGAACTCTTTCTCTTTTTTTTCTTCGACTGTAGGAAACGGTATAACTGGCGTAGAACCCAACGAAGAAGACCCTCCACCAATCGTTGTAACTGCCGGAGAACCTTCAGTTGTCGAAGACCCGCCCTTTTTCGCTTGTGCTGCTATTGCAGAACCATCCACTTCATTATTATTTCCGTTTATCAAAAAGATATTTGTTCCTTCATTAGCAGGTCTCGATAATAAAGGCGTATCAAACAATCCTCCATCGCCTACAAATTGTGTTGAAGGTCCACCACTATTTCCCCCATTCATAGGCATCGGACGAGAAAGACTGCCAGGTTCTACTACCATAAGACCTTCTGGACCGGCCCCATATTTTTGAACGGTTGTAAATTCACCACCAGTGCTCTTGACTTGCCATAAATTATCTTGGCCCCCATATGTGGTCAAAGAAACTAGTTCACCTGGTTGAAACCCACTTGAACCACCTTTTTTGGACAAAAGAGGAGCAGAAAACATTGCGTCTGAACCTTCATCTTGAGGATATTCAGGAGAGGGCGGAGGTGGATATTCCGGAGAAGTTGGAACAAATAATCCTTCTTGACCTTCTTCTGGTGGTGAAAAATCAGGAGTCTTCGGACCCCATTCTGGAGAACCTGGATTATATTCCGGAGAATTCGGGGCGTATTCCGGTGAAGTTGGAGCAAATCCCATCCGTGCATATCCATACTTTTTCTTTCGTTCTGCTTCACTTTCCTCTTCTTCAGCCTCCGACACAGGCGTCTTCGGCGCAGGCCCCTGCCTCCTAAGAGTAAAATCAAAATCTTTAATATATTCTTTGACGGATACCTCACCCTTTTTGTCAAGAAGGATATTCATGTTCTTCGAAAACGTCATGTTCTCTATTTGTTCTATATTGTCATCCGTAATCAGTCTCATCGCTATATTAATCGTTTGTAGTTCCTGTATCAATAACTTCAACGAATAAGGAATACGAACCACACTGAAAGTGCGTCCGTGTCGGCTGATATTTTCCACTGTAAGATTATTCTCCGCAAGAGAACCTACGAATTTAAGCGGTCCATCCGCCATAGGACTCAAGAACAAATTTTTATCGGGATTATAAACGGCTATCAATCCGGTTTTATTACAAACCGCCATGAAATACTTGTCGCTCCGCTCCATCATGGATTCCGTTAACATACTCGTTGCACCATGTGCTATAAGACTATCGCGTTCCATCTCGCCTATTCTTAGACCGCCGTCATTCGCTCTACCACTCACAGGTTGTCTTGTAAGAGCTGTTCTCGGCCCCTGAGTTCTGAAATTGATTTTGTCCTTGACCATGTGTTTCAAACGCATATAATAAGTCGGCCCAATGAAAATCTCGGCTTCTAATTGCCCACCCGTCATTCCATTATAAAGAATCTCATTTCCACTTGAATGGTATTTGTGTTTCGTCAAGATATCCGCATATTGCGCAACTCCCGAAGCCTGATATGCCGTTCCATCGCCGAAATTCCCCATAAGAGCACACGCTTTTCCAGTAATACACTCGACGAATTGCCCAATTGTCATTCTCGTAGGCAGAGCATGGGGATTCACAATAATATCGGGAACCATTCCATTTGCTGTAAATGGCATATCCGCCTCCGGAATCACCATACCAATAGTTCCTTTTTGACCAGACCGGGAAGCCATCTTGTCGCCGATTGCCGGAATACGGATTTCTCTAACTCGGACTTTCGCTATTCTTTGACCCTCTTCGCCCTCTGTAATAAACGATTTATCTACTATACCCAGCTGACCCTTTTTCGGCGTTTTCGAAGCATCTTTTCTCAATCCAGTTTTTGCGTCGATTAACGTACTCATTCCAATGAGAACCATCTTGTCATGTACTTCGGTTCCTTCTTTCACCAATCCATATTGGTCCAAATGTTGGTATTCATAACCAGGTTTTGTTCCTATGATATTCGGCGTCTTCTCGATATTCGTAAATAATTTCTCCGATTCGGCCTTCCCAGAGGCATCCATTACTTTTTCTTCGTGTGTCTCGTAGGTGGAATAATAGGTTGTCCTGAAGAGTCCGCGTTTCAATGCTCCTTCGTTGACCAAGACGGCGTCCTCCATATTGTATCCTGTATAACACATAATAGCAACTATTGCGTTCATTCCGTAGCAGTTCTCTTCCCCATTGATATATTCCGTATATCTCGATTTAACAAGGGGAATCTGAGGATTGTTCAAGACAACTGCCGACTTATCCATTCTCACTTGGTAATTCGTATGGTAGAGCGATACCGCCTGTTTGCTCTGTCCGCAAGAGAACGAATTACGTGTAGCGGGGTTATTTTGAGGGAAGGGAATCAAATTACACATCATTCCGAATGTCAACGAAAGATGAATTTCCATATGGGTATGTTCTGGTGTTATACCATCGGGTTTCAAAGCAATATAGATGCCTTCGGCTTCGCTTGTATCGACATATTCGATAACAGCTTTGTTCTTGATAAATCGCTCTAATTTCATAGGATTCATTTCAGAACCCACATCGGGATATAACTCTGGTAGTTCATATATTTTCATAGGATTCCAGCCATCGGCCTTCTCATTGAACCCTGCGATTAATTCCTTCCAGGTAAATTCGTTGTCTTCTATTCGGGTTTTAATGGGAGACGGGTTCTCAAAAAAGAACCCCGCCTCAGAACGATAAAAAATCGGTCGAGTCAATCGGCCTTCGTCACAATATATCTGTATAGTATTCTGGCGGATGTCAAAAAGGATACTCATATAAATGGGCAAGAGGCCATTACGACGGAATGCCTTGACATAGCTGACGCAATGGTATGGGTCTTCGACAACACCGGCCCAGTATCCATTGACGAAAACCTTTGTATATTGATTCAATAAAACGGGCGGACATTCTTCTACATATTGAAGCCGGGCTTTCTTTCTCAGCCACGCAAGAATAGGTTCTCGCGATATTCCCTTCGTGATATATGTCGAAATAGTTAAGTGTTTATGCATACCAATATTGGCTCCATCGGGGGTATCGATGGGGTCGAAATATCCCCATTGGGAAGCATGGAGAAGACGGGGACCCACGATTTTTACGGAACTGTCCATCGGCAAATTCGTTTTTCGTAAATGCGAAAGCATGGTTGCGTGAGAAAGCCTATTTATGTCTTGGAGAACACCTATGCGTTTTGTATGCGCCTGGGTTCCCCAGTTTCCCTTGAATCCTTTTTTAAACCATGATTCTACAAGACGATTATTGAAAAAATCCTTGTGGTCGTTTATTAGGGAAGGTAGATTGGCCTCGTACATATCCTGGTTGAAAAAGAGGACTTTCTCATACCATAATTGGATGTATTTCTGTTGTAAATTGTAAGTCTCTCGAAAAAGGTCGCTGATAATAACTCCAGGGGTTTCAATACGTTTGAATTTGTAACTATCGCGATTGGTCTCTTGGTCGATTCCCAAATGGACTTTTATGAGCCTAAAAACAATGTATCCCAAATAATATGCCTTCTTTGTGAAATTCATTTCTCCGATATGTGGAAGGAAATAATCCGCCAAGATTTCTAAAACGGTTTCGGTTGTTTTTCCCTTTGTGAGAACCGCAATGAATTCTATTGCGGCTTTCTGGGTCATTATTCCTCCGGCTTCATGAATAGAGGGGATGAAAATATCGACCATGTCTGCATATTTTTTCAAATCATATATACAAAGCGAAATAATATCCTTGTCTGACAGAATACCGAGGGCCCTGAATAGAATAAACAAAGGAACCGGTTTTCTTACATTGGGGACATTTACTACGATGTTCTCATTGGAGAACTTGCCACTGACTCCTTCGCCTACTGCTACCCCAGCAGGTGCTTTTATTTTCACAGACAATGTGCGGATAGGTTTCGACACGTTCTCCGAAACAGAACGGATAGACGCCGTAGCTAAAAACTCAGCATCATCACCCTTCTTGACATCGAGCATATTATCGGCGAATTTCTCTTGCGGGATAATGATTTTTTCTTTACCATCAATGATAAAATATCCGCCGTGGTCATTGCGGCATTCGCCCATTTGGAACCTAAGGTCGGGCGAAAGACCTCCTAAAATACAAAAATCAGACTGGACCATAATGGGGAATCGACCCAAATAAATTTTTTCCAACATCATAGATGTCTTCTGGACATTTTTAGAAATCATCGATTTTTCAGTCAATTCGCGCATTTCACCGGTTTCTTTTGGAGTGATTGCGTCCTTCTTGATTTTAGGTTTTTTGAAAGGCTTCTTTACTGGGACTTTTGGACCTCCGCCTTCGACCTCGGTTTCGTCTTCGATTTTTTCTTCTCCTACCGGTGTTCGTCCAGAAGATGATTCACCTTTAGGATTCGCTTTGAAGTTCTCGTATTTTCCTTCTTCTGAATCGGAATCTTCGGTAGATAGTCTCACCCCCGAAGGAGCAACAGCTTTAGGCAATTCGCCCTCTTCTAATATATCGATGAATTCGATTTCGACATCGTAATGGATAGTCATTCCGTATGTCATATTTCGGAGCCGGGCTTCGTTTGGATACATATAGTGGGGCCTGTTTTCGTCATAAATGACGGGTTTCCCAAAATAAAGCTTGTCGCCTTCTTTGCCGCCCATATATAACAACGCTTGTGACCTATATTCGCCGAATCCCAATTCCGGATTCGTTTTTCCTGTAGATGGGTCATATCTAGCCAAATTTGGGTCGTATCTCGATTGGATTCGAATAGGATTTTTCTCTTTGAAAATCCTGTAAATCCCTGAAGAATAAAAATCGTTGAAGGATTCAATATGATGTCTTACTAAACATTGGGAGTCATTCTTAAAGAAAGAATGAATAATATTCCAATTAACAGTATCATCCATCCCTTTTGATATATATACTTATGTGATTTTATCTATGTGATTTTATCTTTTTGACCTATGAAATATATATTTAGTTATTTTATAATGGACATTGCCACAAGCCTTTTCGCGCCTTTCCAAAACCACGACCTCTGCCTTTGGTTTTATTTCCTCTCTGTTGCTGGGTTCATTCTCCTTGCTTTTGCTGTTGTTACTGGACTCTACTACGGATTAACCCAGAAGAAGAACTCGGGATTTTTTATGTCGCTTTTCTTCGTCGCTACTTGGTATTTGATTTTCTATTTCCAGAACCGTCTTTTATACACGATGTGTGTCAAATCTCTTTAAGGGGACTGCGTCCCCTTAAGAACCCTGCTTTAACCTCCGGTAAGGGTCGAAACTCCGTTTAAGGAAACAAATTCCCCCATATTATCTCTATTTATCTTCAAATGAAGTATTATTTCGGTTTAGGTAATAATCGTCGTGGTTGTCATGAATGATTATATCTTCATGACAAATCGCGTAATAATCGTTTAAATATCTGGGTTTTAGCCCTATAATATAGTATATGGATATACTCTATTATAGTAATCATTGTCCTCATTCTCAAAAAGTCGTCCATTACATATCTAGAGCAGGTCTTATAGATAAATTAAACGCGATTTGTATCGATAAACGCAAGGTAGACCCTAATACAGGCCAAGTATTAATACAATTAGAAAACGGCAAAAATATTATGCTGCCTCCGAATGTCCATAGTGTTCCAGCACTTTTAGTCGTGAAAAATAATTACAAGGCCCTCTTCGGAAAAGAAATAGTGCAATATTTCGAACCCTCTGTAAAAGAAGCCACTAATGTAGCACAGAAAAATAATGGAGAACCCATTGGGATTTCTTTGACACCGTCTAGCGCCGGCGTTACTATTATGTCTGAACAATATACTCTTTATGACCTAACACCGGATGACTTGAGCGCAAAAAGCCAATCTACAAAACGACCCATGTATAATTATGTCAGCGCAACCAGTCATCAATCCTATCAAATACCTACTCCGCCGGATACTTATCGACCTGATAAAGTCGATTCATCGCTTACTTTAGAGGACCTGGAGAAAAAGAGAAATACCGAGGTCTCTGGCGGAGCTCCGGCTACACCATTCGGCTTCTAAGTAGGGGGCAAAGCCCCCCTACGACCCCCCCTTATTATGGATTTTTAAAGTTGTCAAGAAGATGTATTATGTTCATGATTTTCGGGTGAATTTATTTTTTGTTTGTCGACTTCTTTTCTTATTGTATTTTGTTGTATGTCTTTTTTGTTTTTTATTATTTTTGATAGTTCCTCCGTGTTTAGTTCTGTGTCTATCTTCACTATCACTACTTTGGGGTGTTTCTTCACTTCTGCTTCTTTTTCTAGTTTGAGGGGTTTCTTCTCTATTACTACTTCCACTTATAGATCTTTCTATTATTTCTGTTTTGATTTCTTCTATGGCTGGATGTTGTATAGGTATTATGGCTGATTCCTGTGATTTTTTATGAAATAATTTTTCAAATATAGAACTCTCGACTGGTGTTGTACCACTACGTTTAAAACCATATTTTTTATAAAAGTCTTTTGCTTCTGGTAATGAAGATAATATTATTTTACGTTCATATTCCGGTTGAGATTCACATTTATCAATACCACAATTTACAGCATTTATTAAAAAGTTAAATATGGTTCCTCCTCCTACGTCATCACAACAAAATGTAACGACTTCAACACAATCATATATAGTATTGAACTTAAATGATAATATGGTATGTATTTCTCTAAGATTATCAGCTTTGAATCTTAACAGAGTACAACACCCACTACTAGAGAAAATTCTTGATAAAAACTGTGTTTCTAATGTCCTACATTTCATTTTTTTTATAAGTGTAGTAATGTCGGCATCACCCATTATTGATGGTGTTAATGGTTGAAATTTTATATCCGTTTGAATATGAGCCGCCGACCCAGAAGAAAATATGTGTTTATCATGAGGATTTCCTTCAAGACAACATTGGTAAACACGCAACATTAATTCCTCACCTTCGACTGGTACATTTGCTGCCGGTTTTATATAATAAACCATGTATATATATTCTAGGTATTTTATTCTTCATGACAGACTTTGAATTTGTCATAAAGATATATTATTTATAGTTTTTTAGAGAACGCCGTTTTTTATTTCGACGTATTTTTATTGAACCTCCTGCGGTTAATTCTTTATCTTTTGATTGTTCTACTTGTGTTGTTGCTCCTGATGGTTCTCCTTCTGTTGCTGCTTGTCCTACTGTTGGTTCCTCTTCTGCTGCTTGTCCTACTGATGTTTCCTCTTCTGTTACTGCTTGTTCTGCTTTTGGTTCTTCGACTACGCCTTCAGTCTCTTTGGCGGCGTCAATATCGTTGTTTACTCCATTTAAAATACCACTAACATCTGTATTATTATTATCTGCTATAAGTTTGGCTACTCTTTCATCAAATTTGTTTTGAGCATCTGGTAATTTTCCTTTTGATTCAATTTCAGATTCAATTTGTTTTATAATCTCCAAAAACTGTTCTCCAAATCTTCTTATAATACCAGTTGGAGGTAATTTCATATAACCATCACATATTGTTTTTTTGTCTGTTTTTTTGGTTTTAAATAATTTAATATACTCAGTTTCAGCAGGTGTTATACGTATATCTGATATGCTTTCTAATTCTGGTGGAATAACCGCAACATCAGGATGGTTTTCTTTTAAATATTTTATTATACTTTCTTTATTTTTTAATGCTGTTATAAGTGTACTAATAGCAAATTTTCTAGCTTTTGAAATTAAACCATTCAATAAAAACCCAGTTAATCCAGGTGGCCTCATACCTATAATCGCTTTATTTAATGCGTCATAAGCTTCCCATATACGGTGTTGAAAGGACTCCGGTGGGCAATCTTCGCCCCCTCGATATTTCTTTTTATATGACAATCTTTTACGTTTTACTTTCTTTCCATTGGACGATTTATTTATATATCTTCTTCTAGTCATTGTATATATTAGTTAAATATTATATTTCTAACGCAAAATGGTCTATGTAAGTTCTCAAGATGATACATTGATGTTCTTGGTTAATATACCTTCATTACCTCTTCCTAGATTTGTCAAGAAGATTTATTGAATGAATAAATAAATATAAATATATGTTGTTGAAAATAATAAATGAAATATAGAATTAAATTTTTTTCAGGATTTTGCTCTACAGAGGAATGTAAGCGTGTATTTGAAAAGATTTGTCAAGTAGAATTAATGGATAATTATGGTCCTGAAAAGGATATTTTTATTGTTACAGATGATTCATATACTCATGCTATTCTTATAAATACTACTATGCCTAATTTAAATATCCCAAAAGAAAACGTTATTGGATTAGCATATGAACCACCTGCGTTTATGAACCAGATTACGTATTCCTTTGTTAGCTATTTACAAAATAACGTATCGAAATATTTTATAGGTGATAATTCTGGACTTCCTTCGCCTTTTATTTCAGGACATTGTTATCAATGGTATGGCACGCCCACCGAGATAATTCCTATAAAAAATAAAATGATGTCTATCATGGTGAGTCAAAAAACTCACGCTCCTGGGCATAAATATAGGCATGAATTAGTAAAAGCTATTCTAGGAAGCGAACTGAATATTGATATTTACGGCCGTGGTTGCCCTCTTTACAATGACCATCGAGTAAAAGGGCAGTTTGAGACCGACAGTGTTATGTTCGAGAATTATCATTTTCATATTTGTATCGAGAATTTTTCGCTACCAGATTATACCAGTGAAAAATATATGAATCCTCTTTTATTGGGAACAACCCCGATTTACTGGGGGGCTAAAAATGTTCTTTTTCCAGAATACACTGTACGGCTTTCAGGAAATGTTACAGAGGACATGGATTTACTTCGTAAAATATGGAATAATCCTTTCGAATATAAACGGGATATTTCACAAGAAGTTGTTCGAAATAAATTGAATTTATTAAAAAATTTGGATACTGTTTTTTCGTGAATGAATATAAAAATATAATTATAAAAATATAATGTCAAGAATATGTCTTTTACAAACTGATAATAGAGTTAATCTCGATTATCTTTTATTAACTCAAGAAGTAAATAAAAGATTCTGTCATTCTAATAATTACGAATATTTATTTATTTATAGAGAATATCGAGAATAAATATGGGAATATTCATATTACGAATAATAAAATGTATATTGTAAATGATATATTACAACTTGATAAATATGATATTTTAATATTTTTGGATTCAGATGCTTGGGTTCAAAATAACTATTATTTGGTAGAATTATTATCATATTTGATAAATAACCCCAATAAACATGGATGTTTTTCAAGAGACCCATATTTAATGAACGGGACATTCATTAATAGTGGTTCTTTTATATTAAAAATAAATGATTATACACGAAATATGTATAAAATTATAATAAATAATTTTGAAAATAAAGAAACACCCAATCATTTTCTAATTAATCCAAATGACCAAAAATTTATTAGTCCTTATGTTTTTGAAAATAAAGATGATTTTATTATTTTACACCTTTTTACATTTCAAACGCCGACCTAACGACACAAAAAATAATAAAAAGTGTAAAATCAATAGTAGGAATTTCACCTACGATGGTCTTACTTTTTCATCTTCATTTTTACTTGAAGATGTGAAAGACGAAATTTGAAAACATAATGGTCGTTGTTGGGTTTTAATCCAAGTTTCAGTTAAATTCATTATGTTTATTGCGGAATTTGCATCCCTTGTTCTAAATACGATTTTTTTGTTTTCGCAACTCACGCAGTTAGAACAAACTAATAGGCGAAATACCTGTTTGTTTTCTTTATCCTTATAATATTCCAAATCGTTATGACACACACAACATTTCTTACTTGTATTACATTCATTTATGGTAATTGTGTCATATTTTTTATGGATTAATTTTCTTAATCCTTTATTCATCGTAGGCATAAAATATTTCATTTGTGTTGACCTACTCCAATTTCCATATCCAATTAATATATTTTCTCCAAAAGTTTCTTTTATTTTATTTAGGAATGTATCTATGGATTTTTTACCATAACTATATTGACGAAATTTCATTTTTCTCCATGTTTCTCTTTTGTAAAATTCTATGGTTTCTTTGTTTAATTTATTTTTTTCTACCAAATATGTTTTGAGTTTGTCATAATCAACTGATTTACTATTTTGTAAAGATAACGCAGTTTCTTTTTGAATAATTCCGTTTCGGTTTTTTTCAACTAATAAAATTCGCTGGTTTGTTTTTGCTTTACTTTCTCTTTTTCTTTGTGGTGCTGTATATTGTAGTTTGTTTCCATTTTTATCCATCATATAGACAAGATTTCTTTTTCCAGGATCACAACCAACTATATTTCTATGTTTCAAAGTATCTAATTGTTCTTTGGATAAATCTTCTATAGTATGGAATTCTTGTTCTTGTAAAGTAGGAACTTTTGAACCCCATTTTTTATCCTTCAAATCTTTTCTAATAAATAATAGACAACAACTAATTCCGTCAGTTTGGATTTGATTATGAAACTGGTAATGTTTATTTTTGAATATTCTGTTTCTCAAATCCAAAAAGTTATTCCATACTTCATGTTGATTGTCTTTTACATTACTCAATAATTCACCTTTTTTGACCTTTTTCCCTTCTTTATCTTTTTCAGGACAAAACAAATTGATTAAACTTGCAGTATCCAAAATAATATGTTTTGGAATAATATTATTTCTTAATGGTAAAGGTTGGAATAATTTACTTTCCATTTTTTCCAAAACAGAATTCATATACAACATTCCTTTCAAATACTCAAAAGGTCTAACTTTAATGTCATAGTGAATTGATTTCTTAATGTCTTTTGGTAAAATATTTGTAAGATGTGTTGTTTTCCATTCATTAAATTTTGTATCTGTTTCTTTTAGTTCCATAATGTTCTTTTTGAATTGAAATAGTATTGATTTATCTTCTGTGATTTCATTTGTAGTTTTGTTAATAAATCGTAAAAAGTGTTGAATAAAATGTTCCTGAAAATTATTATGCAGAGAAGTATGAATTTGTGTCGCTAAATATGGTAATAAATAGCTTGTATTTTTCAAATTAGTTTTTACATGGTTCAATAGAGGTTGATATTCTGTCTTGTAAAAAGTATCTAATTTTTCCAAAAAGTCAGTATCTTTTCCTTTCTTACCTCTATTATCACGAGTTCCTAATGATTTAACACAATATAGAATAAAATTTTCATTTATAGATGGTAAGGGTAGATTGTTTGTATATTGATACAAAACATACAACCGAATAAATTGATAAGCATGAATAACTAAATCATTCATTTCAAAAACTAAATTATTTATTAACGGATACATAGTATCACGATTTAGCAAAATGCTCTTTAGTGGAATTTTGAATGTCTTGTAAGCAGACTTTTCATTATTCCTAAACTCTTTGAATTCTTCCTTTTTCTTCTTTTTCATTTTATATAGTATTATATTATTTTTATTTAAGTATTTTTTTACGCAAAATATTTAAATATAATTTATGTTGTCTATATAATAAAATGGAAACAGAACCAATTGAAGAAAATTACCATTGTAATATATGTAATTATACTTGTTTATATCAATCACATTGGAAGCAACATATAGAAAGCGATAAGCATAAAAATAATGGTATAAGAAAACCCAGAAAAGATAAAAAATTAGATCCGCAATGTAAATTATGTGTTTATTCTACAACAAGTTCAACTAATATGAAACTACATTATTTAAATAATCATGCGAATAAGGAAGAACGAAAAAAAGAGTTTAAATATTATTGCGAAGCGTGTGATTTTGGTAATTTTTCAAAAGGATTATTTAAACTTCATAATGATACAAAACATACAACTATTTAATAGAACAATTCTACGATTTCTATCGTTTTTTCTGTTGGATTATCTATCCAGTATTGGATTTGATGTTTTAATGCTTCAATTCGTTCCTCCCATTCTTTTTGTTTTGTTTTTGTAATTTGCATCACACCTAACTTATTTAACTTCCAACAGGATTTTACTAATACGCCTTCTTGGTTCGTATAATCATCTGGATTGAACCTGATAAATATAATTGGTCTATGTTGTAAATCTTGTGAAAGTTCCATTAATCGTTTATGTTCACAACTACAATCATAATCTGTATGTTTATTTTCATCTACTTCCATTATTATTATATGTGAACCCATATCTAATAATAGGTCAGGTCTTCTTTTTGAACAACCATCTTGTACTTTTTTATCGGCAACCCAAGTGAAATTGTTGAATGTTTTGGTAATTCTGTCAACGACATCTTTTTCTTTGGTTTTGTAATTACGAGTATTTGGTTCATCTGGGAATAAATGAATAAAGCAGTATACACAATGCCCTTGATATTTGGGATTTGGGTTATATCTGGATTCGCAAAATGGGGTTTTACACAAAGCAGAACCACCACATAATTTACATCTTGTTTTTACTTTGTTATGTTCGCAAATTTGACTTCCACCACATTCTACACAAACTTGTTTTCTTTTATTATGTTCACATAAAACATCACTACAAATAATACATTGTTCCTTTCTTTTGTTATGTTCGCAAATTTGACTTCCACCACAATCCTTACATCTATATTTTTCTTTTCCATGTTCGCATTTTGTATATTCATTACAATCTTTACAATATCTTTTTTCTTTTCCATGTTCGCAAATTTGACTTCCGCCACATTCTTTACATCTTGCTTTTTGCTTATCATGAACGCAAAATATTGAACCATGACAATCTCTACAAAGTTGGATACGTTTATTATGTTTACAAATTTGTGTTCCTCCACATTCTTTACAGGTTGATATTATTTTATTGTGTTCACAAATTTGACTTCCTCCGCATTCTTTGCATCTTTGTTTTTGTATATTATGTTCGCAAATTTGACTTCCTCCGCATTCTTTACATATAGATTTATCTTTTCCGTGTTCACAAATTTGACTTCCTCCGCATTCTTTGCATCTTTGTTTTTCTCTATTATGTTGACAAAAACGTTTACCACCACATTCTTTACAACTATATTTTTCTCTACCATGTTGACATATACCTTTACCACCACATTCTTTACAACTATATTTATATTTTTTATGTTCGCATATATCTTTACCTCCACAATCAATACATCTTGATTTTCTTTTTCCGTGTTCACACTTACTCATTTTATTAGTTATATAAATAATTTTTATATAATTAATAGTTTCAATTTTATTACATATTATTTGTATTTTCTTCAATTCGTTCCAAAGAATTATTCTGTTCTAATGTAATATTTGTATTTTCTATGATTAATCTTTCTAATTGTTCTTGTCTAAAATTATGATTTATACCAGTAGTAATACTATTTAATATATCTTTCAATAAATCTTCATTATTACAATTATGTATATATGATGAAATATTATTTATAGCATTAATAATGGTATTACTATAATTTTGAATATTACATCGTATACCTTGTTCAATAAAATTAAAATCATTCGCATCACTATATTTTTGTTTCAATAAATCTAATACTCTATAAAAACAAGATAGTTCAGTATTAGAAGTATTAATTAAATAATATTTCAATGACATTATCAGTTTAATTTTTAAACCCCATAATTGAAGTCCCTTATCTATTTCTTGGATATTCATAATATATACTATTAATTAAAATACATTTATATTAATTTTTATTCATATTATATATGACTAACCATAAGAGCGAAGATTATAAATTATCTGCAGTAAATTATTATTTGACAGAAGATACTTCTCAATTAGAAACCTGTAGAATTTTCAAATGCACACCAAGAAGTTTAATGCGTTGGGTTCAACAATATAAAAAAGAAGGAAATGTAAATATTCACTATAGAAAACCAGTTGCATATAAAGTCAAAAAGGAATATGTCAAATTTTTATTAGATGAGATCAAAAAGAATAAAACAATTACATTATACGAATTAACCGAAAAATTAAAGGAAACCTATAAAGATTTTGATTTATCTACAACTCAAATTTTTAGAGTAATTAATGATAATAATATTACTTTGAAATTAACAAGAATAAGGCATGAACCTACAAAGCGTTTCGGTAAAGATATTGATATAAATTCCAAAATAAAAGAATTTTATGAAGAGGTCAAAAAGTATAAAATAGCGGATATTATTTGTATTGATGAAACAAGTATAAAATCTTTACAGAAAAGAAATCATTGTTATAGTCAAAAAGGAAAAAGATGTGTCATAAAGACACAATCGCAAGAAGTATTCAAAAAATATACAGGCGTATTTGCTATTTCTGTAAATGGTGTTATACACTGGGATTTATATGAAAAAGGTGGAATAACTACAGATAGGTTGATTGAATTTTTAGAACATAATATAACAAGTAAACTACGAAATAAACTTATTATATTGGATAATGCTTCCGCTCATAGAAACGAAAGAATAAAAGCATTAGTAAGTAAACATAATAATATTTTGTATGCTGTTCCTTACCAACACTTCACTAATTCTATAGAAAATTATTTTAGTATGTTGAAATCCAGATTACAAAAATTAGAAGGATTAAAATATGAGAATTTGAAGGAAAATATACAGAAAGTTATTAGTGAAATACCAAAAGAAAAGTATGAAAATATATTTAAGGGTGCTTATGACAGACCAGAAAAGTATGTTCCAAAGAATAAAACACGAAAAGTGAAGAAGATATATAAGTGACTTTTATATAATATCAATTATATAAAAGTCGGCGTTTGAAATGTAAAAAGGTGTAATACCAGAAGGATTGAATACACCAGAAGGAAAAATAATGCGTCATAATTGGTGGAAAAATCAAAAAATGTATGATGATTTATATACTAAAATAAATTTTATACAAGAAAAAAGTGAGTTATTTGTTATTGATAAATATTTAGATAAAGACCCATTTCCGGTTATGTCAAATTATGGCAACGAATATAGATAATCTATTTCGAATCAATATAAAAATATAATTATAAAAATATAATCCCATGTCCGATAAGACCACTATTCTACGTGCATTTAACAATACTTTTTTCGAGTTTTTGACCGCGGTTAATGAGATTTTCCCCGATAATACCGACATTAAAGACGCCAAATTGGGTTTAGAACTTTTAAAAAAAGCAAACCCGACGTCTATTGTAAAGGCCTGGCATTATTTCGTTTATGAACCTTATAAGACGGAGATTGCAAAGGGTGATATAACCTTCTTTTGTGACAAGGATTACCAGACCGATTTGGCTTATATGTCGAATTCCGATGAAATCATGAAGGCTATTAATCGTATTCGTGACCCGGTGAAATCTATGGGCGAAGAGAACAAGACAACTGCTTTAAAATATGTAAGTAATTTATGTAAGCTCTCTGATGTTTACAGTAAACTGTAATTCTATCCTAGAATAACTAGAATAAATACAAAAATTAATATTATATCTATGGCAAAAATAGTACAAGTAAGAGTGATTGCTGCGCATATTTGTATAGGATGGCGGGTTTCATAATTAATAACTTGAATCGGGGTGGTTGAATTTGCTCTTCTTGGATGAATTATATTTCGGACTTTTATAAATCGGTCCTTAGAGAGTTGTCCAATGACTTCTATATAGGAGCAGTGAGTGCGACACATCGGACACTTCTCTTTTGTTCGAATATAAGGTATCAAGCACGTGTCACAAAACAAATGCGCGCACGGGGTTATAACCATATGGTCGAAAGAGTTTTCCTCTAAACATATAGCGCAATCTTCTACAGGATTTTTAGACCAATATGTGCGTAATTCTCGGATTAATGCCATTCGTCTTTTTTGAGGGTTTTTATATTGTGCTTTAAGGTCATATCGATTGATTAATTTCAATAATTGAGAAGTAGTCAATCGATTAAGAAATTCGTGCATTTTATATATTGTCTAGAAAAGACAATATATATTTATATATTATTTCATTACTCTCTTTGATATCGTTCTTCCATCAATACAACATCTTTAATATCATCCCATTTCTTATAATCATGATTCGTCATTTCATATTCTAGTATCATTTTATATCTTTTTGACAACTCAGCGTTAGTAAAACTGTTATTACTATACACTAAAACCGGTGGCTCTACATATTCTAAATGATATTTTTTCAATTTTTCTCGAATTTCATTACAAGAATCTGTAGATGATATATTCAATTCCCTATCACGGTCAAGTTCGTAATAATATCTTTTATCTTTTTTGACATTTAGTGATTGAATACTATTATCCTTGTAATAAATATATAGATTCTTTTCAACATAATAGTCATATCCCATAACCAATTTATTCATTGGTTTATATTTATTAATACCAATGAATAATGAATCGTATGAATTTATAAATAATAAAAACGAAAGAATTCCATAAAAAAACATGATAATAATAATAGAACCTAAGATTTATATCTTTTTATCGATATCTTTTACTCTTTCGGGGTCAAGTAAAATAATATCTCCGTGGGGGCCAATTCTAAAATAGACTTGTAAATTACGGGCCGACGCATAATGACCTTGTTTTCAGTATTCAATGACGGGATATATACTTCTTTATGGAGTCGCTGAATGAGCATATAGTAGTTCTTGGGTATCTGGAGTCCCTCTTTCTTAATGAAATGAGAAACATAATACTGATGAACCTTCGTGACAAATCCCATAAGTTGATTATAAAACTCGCTGAAAAATCGCTTGTATTTCGGAAAATGCGCCAAGAATTCCATCACCTTTCCCATTCGTAGCAGACAAAGATACTGATAATGAAGACTCGGATTATTTCCTCGCAAAGCCTTGACTTCCATATATGCCGGATTCTCCGAACTCGAACGGTCACCCGTCGATAGATTCAAAAACATAATGCCTGGAAGTGTCCATGGCATTTCTTCGGCGGGGTCTACCTCTCTAGGGAACTCGATAACTTGGTCGACCCCTGAGAATACGGGCCATGCCTTATATATTTCTGGTGAAATATATTCGACAGTATTATTTTCTGACAAAATACAATAAACTGCCACCAAATATAAGTGAGGTTGAACTATGTCCAAAACAATATGATTGGCCGGATGTTGGAGGACGAAATTATAACATATTCTTGACCCCTCTGCGCCCGTTGGAAGCTCTTTAATTGAGACCACGTCATTAATATCTTCGTCTTCAGTTGCACCGAAAACATCCAAGAACATACGACGGAATGTCTTTTGTTTGTGTCCTTCAACACCTTCATATTCTGTCCTGTAGAACCAATAATTGGCGCCTACTGCGCCCTTCGATGCCAATTCCCATGCGTTTATGCGGTCGTCCCAAAAAAGCGAAAGCATGGTGCCTTCGACCAATTCCGTTATATTTACATCTACCTGGCTCTCGATTCTTTCATTGAAAAGGTCTAGGGTTATTGACTTAGGTGGACTGAAACAAACGAGTTGATTTTCAGGATTCGATAAGATAACCGACCTGTATTTTCCTAATTTCTCGTCGTTATCACAGACGTATTTTTCGTCGTATTTCAGGACAGTATATGATAGACCCGTGGTTTTTACAGTGGATGTTTTGTTTATGATTTTTTCGGTTTTGATGTCGAATTCGAGTT